AGAAGATGAAACAGGCAGACTTATTCAACAGTGTATGCGAGACACCGAAGAACACTTCAGCTTCAGATGCAGACTCGACAGTGAATACAAGTACGGAAGTAATTGGGCAGACACACACTAAGGTTTGCAGAGATTGTACTGCCGAATTAACTGATGATAATTGGACACCTTACTTCAAAGAGCATGATAACAGAACATGTAAGTCTTGTTATAATGTACGTCATAACAAGAAGAATAACGTACTGACTAATAAGATGCGTATGACTGTGAATGGTAAGTATGTATCTAGGAAGCATCCTCTATGGAAGGCAGGTAACTACAAATCATTTAATGATGCGGCCTTCTCTAGTCTAGTAAACTACGAGTCATCTACAGAGGGTGAGGTCTACATCATTGTTAATAACGCTTGGCCTGAGTGGGTAAAGATAGGTATGGCTGTTGACTCTGAGGATAGACTTAAGGGTTATCAAACAGGTAGTCCAATGAGAGACTACAAGCTAGTATACTCTGTCTATACTAAGGACAGACGTAAGACAGAAGCACAGGCACACAGGTCTGCTGAAGTAATAGCAGAGCGTAGAGGTGAGTGGTTCAAGATGTCAGTAGGAGAAGCAAAGGAGTGTATCCAACATGGACTTTGATTTCTTCTTTAAGATGGTATGCACCATCAGCTTTGCTGGTGTTACCCTATGTCTCTGCATCAAGTGGATAGTAGAGTCTTACTTAGACTACCTTCAGGTTACTACAGGTATTAAGATAGCTACCCTGTCACAACTGAAGGACATGCAACAGGAAGAACAGGAGATAGACGATGACCCTACTGCTTATTGATGGAGACATCATTGCATACAAGGCGGCTACTTCAGCAGAAAATCCTATTAATTGGGGTGATGGGCTGTGGACACTACATGCTTGGGAGCCTGATGTAGATGCTAGGATAGAGGAACAGATAGGTAAGCTACTAAGAGAAGCACCAGTACAGGATTGTGTTGTTGCCCTGTCTGATAAAGAGAACTACCGTAAGGAACTAGTACCATACTACAAAGCTAATCGTAGTAATGTGCGTAGACCCATGCTATTAAAGTATGCAAGGGATTACATAGCTAGTAAGTATAACACCATAATCTATAGGAGATTAGAAGCAGATGATGTCTTGGGGATATTGGGTTCTGCGAATCCAGATACTATTATTTGGTCTGAAGATAAAGACCTTCGTACTGTACCAGCAAAGCATTGGATTGATGGAGAGGTTGTTACAATCAGCGAAGAAGAAGCTGACTACAATTTCTTTAAGCAGACTCTTATTGGAGATAGCACCGACAACTACAAAGGATGCCCTGCTGTTGGCCCGAAAACTGCTGATAAGATTCTGGCAGATGGTGATGGTTGGGATGCAGTGGTTCGTGCATTTGTTAGTAAAGGCTTATCAGAAGAGGTAGCCTTAGAGAACGCTAGGCTAGCACGTATCCTACGTGACGGTGAGTATGATACAGACACAGCAGAGGTGAAGTTATGGCAGAGCAACTAAGGCATGAAGAGTACATGAAGCAGAAGCTAGCAGAGATTGAGGAAGCTAGTGTACGCATCAGTGGTAAGATAGACATGGTTAATAGTCCTGCCCACTACGCAGATAGTAACATTGAAACTATCGACTACATAGTAGATGTGCTAGGTGAGTACGAAGCTATCAGCTATTGTCAGGGTAACGTGATAAAGTACACAGGCTCACGCCTGATGAAGAAGGGTAATCCTATTCAGGATGCAAAGAAAGCCATCTGGTATCTTAACAAGATGGTAGAACTATTAGAGAAAACTAAGGGAGTAAATTGGTAATGGATGTAGTAACATTTAGAGTAGATAGGTATGATGATGAGGGTACCTACATTGGACACACTGAACAAGTGTTTGAATGTGAGGGCTTCCTGTCGGAGATGTTGTCTAACTTCAAGACATTCTTACAGGCAATGACATACAGTTATGTAACATCCGTATACGCAGTGAAGAGCGATGGTGTAGAGGTAGGTGAAGATGATTAATTTCTATGAGTATCAACTACGAGCAGTCACTACTGCTGTATATCCTAAGGCATACAACATCACATACCCTGCCTTGGGTCTAGCAGAAGAGGCAGGAGAGTGTTCTGGTAAGGTCGCCAAGATGATGCGTGATGGTATCAAACTAGAGGACCAGAAATCTAAGATTGAAGCTGAGATGGGTGACGTACTGTGGATGCTGGCAGCACTGGCACATGATTGTGGTACATCACTACAAGTTATTGCAGAGAAGAACTTAGAAAAACTACAGGCACGACAGCTAGCAGGTACACTACATGGTGAAGGGGACAACCGATGATAAGCAATCAACTACCTACAGACTACCAGACTTTTATTGCTACCAGTAGGTATGCACGATGGCTTGAAGATGAGAACAGACGAGAGACTTGGAGCGAGACAGTAAGTAGATACATCCAGTACATATCAAAGACTGGTCTACCTCAAGAAGAGTTAGCTGAACTAGAAGAAGCAATCCTAAACCTAGAAGTCATGCCATCTATGAGAGCATTGATGACTGCTGGACCTGCGGCTGACCGTGACAACACCTGCATATACAACTGCTCATACCTACCAGTGGATAACATTAGAGCCTTTGATGAGGCTATGTTTATTCTACTGTGTGGTACAGGGGTGGGCTTCAGTGTTGAACGACAGGCTATCACTAACCTACCTGTAGTACCAGAACACTTTGATACTACCTCTGAAGTAATAGCAGTTAAGGATAGTAAGGAAGGTTGGGCTGTAGCACTACGAGCTTTGATTACCCAACTGTATGCTGGCATCATACCTCAGTGGGACTTGTCAGGTATCCGTCCAGCAGGTGCAAGGCTCAAGACCTTTGGTGGTAGAGCATCAGGACCAGAGCCATTGAATGACCTATTCAAATTTGTGGTAGAAAAATTTAAGACTGCAACAGGACGTAAGCTTACTAGCATTGAGTGTCACGACATCATGTGTAAGATTGGTGAGGTTGTAGTAGTAGGTGGTGTGCGTAGGTCAGCTATGATTAGCTTATCTAACCTGAGTGATGGACGCATGGCACATGCTAAGTCAGGTAATTGGTGGGACAACGAGGGGCAACGTGCGTTGGCTAATAACTCTGTTGCCTACACAGACAAACCAGACATGGAAGGGTTCATGCGTGAGTGGTTGTCACTTGTAGAATCTAAGTCAGGTGAACGTGGTATCTTCTCACGTACAGCAGCAGACACACACGTAGCAAAGAACGGACGCAGAGAGACAGGACATGAGTGGGGTACCAACCCTTGCTCTGAGATTATCCTACGTCCATACCAGTTCTGTAATCTAACTGAGGTTGTAGTACGAGAGAGTGATGACCTCAAGAGCCTTAAGCGTAAGGTACGTATGGCTACCATCCTTGGTACAGCACAGTCTACCTTTACTAAGATGCCCTACTTGCGTAAGATATGGCAGAAGAATACAGAGGAAGAGAGACTACTAGGTGTATCACTGACAGGTATTATGGATAACCCTGTGTTATCTAAGAACACTGACAGCAAGCGTTGGCTAGCTGAGATGAAGCAGGTGGCTATAGATACTAATGCAGAGTATGCTGATAAGCTAGGTGTACCTGTGTCAGCCGCTATTACTTGTGTGAAGCCATCAGGTACTGTGTCACAGCTAACAGACACTGCATCTGGTATTCATGCAAGACATAGTGATTACTATATCCGTACTGTACGTGGTGATAACAAAGACCCACTAACACGGTTTATGCAGGACAGTGGTATACCTGCTGAACCTTGTGTAATGAAGCCTGACTCTACTACAGTGTTCAGCTTTCCTACTAAGTCACCTAGTGGTGCAGTCACACGTGATGATATGACAGCACTAGAACAGCTAGAGTTATGGAAAACATACGCTCTAAACTGGTGTGAGCATAAGCCCTCAGTCACCATCACAGTACGTGATGAGGAGTGGATGGCAGTAGGTGCATGGGTATATGCTAACTTTGACATCTGCTCTGGTATCTCATTCCTACCACACAGTGACCATACATATGCACAAGCACCCTATCAGGATATAGATAAGAAAACATATGAGACACTCAAGAAACAGATGCCTAGCACGATTGATTGGACAGCACTTTCACTCTATGAGAAGGAAGATACAACAACAGGTGGTCAAACTCTGGCGTGCACTGCTGGTGCATGTGAGTTAGTAGACATCTAAAGTTACAACATTAGCGAAAGTTTGCGTAAAATGAAACTATTAGGTAACGACTTTAACATAACGGATGGACTATTAAACCATCTACAACACTTGTATCCTAACAAACTTCCGCTTGAACAAGTGTCCCCTGAGGAATTAGCTTTCCTTAGGGGTCAACAGTCTATTATACAGAAGCTTGTAGGATTACAAAACCAAGATTATGAGGAAGATTAACATGGGTGGATTTATGGGAAGCCGCAGTCCTGCGCCACTACCAACACCTGCTCGTCCAGTTACAGCAGTAACGAAGACACCTGACATTGAGTTAGATGACACTGAACTTGAGTCAGAGCAGATTAGTAAGAAGCGTAAAGGTAAGAGAGCCTTACGTCAGGACATTACAAAAGATACAGCAACACAAGTAGCCAGTGAAGGTTCTGGCTTACAGATACCGAAGGGGTCTTAAGATGGGTGGAGGACGTAGACGCTCACCGCCACCACCACCGCCAGCACCGCCAGCACCAGTTACCGCCACTACTAAAGGCAGTGACCGTGATGCTGACACAATGGTAGATATTGCAGAAGATGTAACTGGTTCATCTAAACTAGGACGTAGACGTAGAGGCAAACGTGCCTTAGTAGGTCAGTCCAAGTCTGCTGCACAAGTAGGTGGTGAAGGTTCATCAGGATTAAATATTCCGAAGGGATAATTAAATGGAAGAAGAAGTAGGTACAGTAGCTAAACGCTACAGTCAGCTTGAGAGTGAGCGTGATACGTTCCTTGAGAGAGGCCGTGAGGCAGCGAAGCTAACCATTCCTACTCTCATGCCAGAGGAAGGGCATAGTAGTTCATCTACTTATGCTACACCTTATCAAGGCATTGGAGCAAGGGGTGTAAATAACCTCGCATCTAAATTGCTTCTTGCTCTACTGCCACCGAATAGCCCATTCTTTCGTCTGACTATTGATGACTTTGACCTGCAACAGATAGCAGGTGATAATCGTGGTCAGGTAGAAGAGGGGCTTGCACGTATTGAACGTGCGGCTATGCAAGAAATTGAAGGTAAGTCTATTCGTGTCCCTGTATTTGAGGCACTAAAACTACTTATCGTTACTGGTAATGCTCTAGTATACATGCCCAAAGAGGGTGGCATGAAGGTGTATAGACCTGACCGTTACGTTACAAAGCGTGATGCTATGGGTAACATCTTAGAGATTATCACGAAAGAAAGTGTGTCACCCCTGATGCTTCCTGACGCAGTGAAGGAAATCATCCCACCATCTGACACACCAGTAAAGAACTATGACTTATATACCTGCGTAAAGACTACTGAAAAAGGGCAGATGGTACATCAGGAAGTGGCTGGTATCGAGGTTCCTAATTCACGTGGAACATTCAAGAAGGACAGTAACCCATTCATTCCATTACGTTTTATCCGTATTGATGGTGAAGATTATGGGCGTGGTTTTATTGAAGAATACATGGGTGACTTACGTAGTCTTGAAGCATTGACACAGGCTATCGTACAGGGAAGTGCAGCCTCTTCTAAGGTTCTATTCCTAGTACGTCCTAATGGTCAGACTAAATCATCTAACCTAGCCAAGGCTCCTAATGGTGCTTTCTTAACAGGTGATGCTAATGATGTCTCTACACTACAGGTCCAGAAGTCAGCAGATTTCCGTGTAGCACTAGAGACTATGCGTATGATTAACGATAGACTAGCATCAGCTTTCTTACTTAACAGTAGTGTACAGCGTTCAGCAGAACGTGTCACGGCTGAAGAAGTACGCTTTATGGCACAGGAACTAGAGACTGCACTAGGTGGTGTATACTCAATCCTGTCACAGGAGTTTCAACTACCTCTTATTAATCTGCTTCTTGAGTCTCTTGTCAAGCAGGGCAAGATGCCTAAGATGCCTAAGGACAGTGTTAAACCTACTGTTGTCACAGGTATTGAAGCACTAGGTAGAGGACAAGACCTAAACAAACTTGCTACATTCTTACAGTATCTTCAGCCACTTGGTCCTGAGGTTATTCAGAGTGAGATGAACTTAGGTGACTACATAGATAGATTAGCCGCATCACTAGGCATTGATACTTCTGGCCTGATTAAATCAGCAGAGCAGAAGCAACAAGAACAGATGATGCAACAACAAATGCAACAACAACAAATGTTAGAACAGACAGCCGCAGGTATGGCACAAAGTGCTGGACCTCAGATTGCAAAGGCTGTGACAGAAGCGGAGTAATAGATGGCAGAAGCTATTAACACTTATCAAGAACCTGAACCTGAATCTCAAGAACATGTAAAAGAAATGCTTGAGAAAGTAGAGGGTAGCCAGCAAGACCCTGAACGTCCTGAATGGCTACCTGAGAAATTTAAGTCACCTGAAGATATGGCTAAAGCTTACTCTGCACTAGAGACTAAGCTAGGCAAGGGTGACGAGACAGAAGAAACAGAGACAGTAGAAGCTACAGGTAATGAGTCTGCTTCTGAGGTGTCTGAACTACTAGACAGTAAGGGTCTAGACTTTGAAGTGTTTGAGGAAGAGTACGCAGAGAATGGTGAATTGTCTGCTGAAGCTTATCAAGCACTAGAAGAAGCTGGCTTCCCACAGTCTATGGTAGACTCATGGGTAGCAGGGCAGGATGCCTTGGCTACTCAAGTAACCTCTGAGATGTACTCCATCACAGGTGGTGAAGAACAATATACTAACATGGTACAATGGGCATCAGATAACTTACCCGACAATGAGATTGATGCTTTTAATGCAACGATGGAATCAAGAGACTCTAATGTTATGAGACTTGCCATCCAAGGTCTAAACGCACGTTATCGTTCTGAGGCAGAACCTTCCCTACTACAGGGACAAACAGCTTCTGTATCCTCAGGTGGGCGTTTTGAAAGTAATGCGGAACTCACTGCTGCTATGAGTGACCCTAGATACGCTAAAGACCCTGCCTACAGGCAACAGGTAGCTAATAAGTTAGCTAAATCTAGCCTGTTCTAACATGTTGCATGGGATTGAGGAAGTCTCCTTTCCTTCCTCTCTCCTTCTAAGCACATCTAACTGGTGTTCTTAGAAGGGGAAACCCTACTCAAAGTTACTAGACACGACTACCCCTGACCCCTTGCGAGGGACAATCTGTTGGAGAAAGTATAGTAAAGTTGAGGCACAACTAAAACTTAAAACTAACGAGGTAATAAAATGGCACAAGCTGCTTCAAATCCGGCCTATAGCGTAAGCTTCCAAGGCCAGAATAACCTCACAGGTGACGTTCGTGACCTCTTTCTTAAGCTGTACGCTGGAGAAGTCCTGACTGCCTATGAGGAAAAGAAAGTACTATCTGATAAAGTACGTACACGTACAATCAGCAAAGGTAAATCCGCATCGTTTCCAATGACTGGACGCGCAACTGCTGAGTACCTAACCCCCGGAAACGAAATCACTGGTGGCTCCATTCGCGCTGGTGAACGCATTGTAACTATTGATGACTTGCTCATCTCTAGCCAGTTCATTGCTAACATTGATGAAGCAATTAACCACTACGATGTACGTTCCATCTACTCAAAAGAAGCTGGTATTGCATTGGCTAACGAAGCTGACCGTAACGTAGCACGTATGCTCGTTAAGGCGGCTCTGTCAACTAACGCTACAGCCGCTGCTGGTCTTATCCAAGACTATAAAGCATTTGGTGAAGAAGACTTTACTGGTAACGTCACTGTAGGTACGGCTACTGCTGACCTGCTTGACCCTGCGAAGATTGCTAAAGCTATCTTTGATGCCAAGAAGACAATGGACATCTCTAACATTCCGTCAGAGAACGCAATCGTTGTCCTTCCACCAGCACAGTACTATGCACTGATGGATGTAACTGATGGCTCTAAGCTGACATACATGAACAAAGACTTCGGTGGTAACGGTTCTGTTGCATCAGGTATGGTTCCAGCTATTGCAGGTATTCCTGTAATCATGTCAAACCATGCTGACGTTTCTAACCTGTACACTAACTTCACTACAGGTGATGCTGCTGAAGGTAAGACATCAGACAATGCACCACTAGCAAACACTGCTGGTTCAGGCCGTACAACACACTACGACCTACCGACAGCCGCTGTTGATGGGCGTGACATGGTAGCAGAAGCTTCACTGATTAAAGGCTTTGTCTTTACACCAGAAGCAGTAGCTACTGTTAAGTTGCTTGACCTTGGTATGGAGTCTGAGTATCAGATTAACCGTCAGGGTACACTCATGGTTGCTAAGTACGCAATGGGCCATAACGTCCTACGTCCTGCATCATGTATCGCATTGCTTGACGCTGACGCTTAACATAACAAAGGGGAGAGGTTTCTAGAGCCTCTCTCCATTTATTGGATGGTGTTATGAATAAATTAAAAATTAAGAAGTCACGTGTAAACGAGGCAGGTAATTACACTAAGCCTACCATGCGTAAGCGTATGTTCAATAGCATTAAAGCTGGAAGCAAGGGCGGTAACGCTGGTCAATGGTCTGCTCGTAAAGCACAACTACTTGCATCACGTTACAAGAAAGCAGGTGGGGGCTACACATCGTGAAGAAGCCTCAGGAAAGCCTTAAGAAGTGGACCAAACAGAAGTGGCGTACTAAGTCTGGTAAGCCATCTGCTAAGACAGGTGAGCGTTATCTACCAGAGGCGGCTATTAAGTCGCTATCTTCATCAGAGTACGCTGCTACTACCAAAGCAAAGCGTGAAGGTTCTCGCAAAGGTAAACAGTTTGTCCGTCAACCCCTCAAGATTGCTAAGAAGACAGCACAGTATAGGAAATAATTATGCCACAAGTAGGTTCAAAACATTTTAAGTATACTAAGAAAGGCCAAGAGGCCGCTAAGAAAGAAGCCAAGAAGGTGGGTAAGCCTGTCCAGAACAAGTATATGAAGAAGAAATAAGATGAGTATTACACACGCAGGAGAAACCTTTAGGGGTTTAAGGATACCTAAAAGTTCCCCTAAGGGTAAGAAGTCACATGCTGTATTAGTAGGCACTAAGGATAAACCTAAAATAATTAGGTTCGGTGAGCGAGGTGCTAAGACTAATCAATCAGCAAAACAACGCAAAGCATTTAAGTCTCGTCATGCCAAGAACATAGCTAAAGGACCGTCAAGTGCGGCTTATTGGGCCAACAAGACTAAGTGGAAAGCATAAAGGTAAATGATATGGCAGGAACAACACAATTAGATGCAGTCAACACGATGCTTTCTGCCATTGGCGAAGCACCTGTAAGTAGTTTATCCTCTGGTCTTATTGAGGCAGAGGTAGCTGAAACAATATTAAACACAATAGATAGAGAAGTACAGTCTATGGGCTGGCACTTCAACACAGAATTAAATAAAAGCTTTGCACAGGATACTAACGGACACATTATATTAGGTACCGACATCCTACGTGCTGACGCTACGCTAGCGGCTGATAGTCCTAACCTAGTCCAGCGTGGCCTAAAGATGTATGACAGGACCAACCACACCTTTAATGTAGGTGCTTCTACTCAGTTAGACGTTGTGGTTCAATTAAACTTTAGTGACCTACCTGAGGTAGCTAAGAGATATATAGTACTAAAAGCTACAAGGGTTTTCCAAGACCGTGTGGTTGGTTCTAATACACTACATGATTTTCAAGAACGAGATGAGATGACTGCGCTAATGGAACTAAAAGAGTTTGACAAGGCAGCAGATGACCATAACATCTTTGATAACTATGACACATACTCTATCATTGATAGGCAGGGTAGGAGAACACTCTAATGGCACTCATCAGTCAATCCATACCAAACCTCATCAATGGGGTATCACAACAGCCACCATCCCTACGCCTTAACACACAAGCAGAGGTGCAGGAGAACGGACTATCTAGTGTGGTATCAGGATTGTCTAAGCGTCCTAGCACTACCCATGTAGCTAACTTAGGTACTATCAGTAACCTAGACAAGGCATTTGTACATACTATCCGTAGAGATGAGAATGAGTTTTACTCTATGGTGGTAGATACTGCTGGTGTAATCAGGGTGTTTGACAAGGATGGCACATCCAAGACTGTCACTAACAACGCAGCTTCTTACTTGTCAGGACTTACTGACCCTAGTAAAGAGCTAGCGGCTGTCTCTATTGCAGACTCTACGTTTATTGTAAACAAGAATACTACGATAGCAAAAGGCACAGCTACAGCCTCTACACGTAATCCAGAAGCACTGGTCTATGTTAAACAGGCTGACTACTCTTCTACCTACAGACTTAAATTGACAAAGGGTGGTAATACTGGTACTGTTGAATTTGCTACTAAGTCTAGTACACAGTCTAGTACAGCACTCACACAGGACGCAGAGCGTGGTGCATCAACAGATTTGATTGCTACCAACTTACGTAAGTTTACCAGTGGTTCTGTTAGTACAACTTATTATGAAAACATTACAAACAGTGGGCCTATTGCAGGACTCGATGTGACACGTTATGGTTCTGTATTATGGATTAAGTCTACTGATAGTACTGACTTTGAAGTAGAAGTAGGTGACTCACACGGTGGGGACCACTTACTTATATTTAAGGACGAGACACAGGATTTTAAGAAACTACCTACTGAAGGACCAACCAATTTTGTAATCAAAGTATCTGGTGATAATCAGAAAGCACAGGATGATTACTACGTCAAGTTTACTAACGATGGTGTGTGGAAAGAAACTGTAGAACCAGCCGCACTAACACAGCTAGACGCATCTACTATGCCTCACAAGCTTATTAAGCTGGCTAGTGGTGACTTCCAGTTTGACCCTGTAACCTACAGAGATAGAAAAGTAGGTGATGATGATACTAACCCCTTCCCCTCTTTTGTTGACTTTAAGTTAGCAGACATCTTCTTTCACAGGAATAGACTAGGTGTACTAGCAGATGAGAATGTAATCTTCTCACGTGCTGGCGAGTTTGAGGAGTTTGACTTCTTCCGTAAGTCTGTACTAACTATTGTGGATAGTGACCCTATAGACGTTGCAGTGTCCTCTAACAAGGTTAGTATACTTAAACACGCAGTACCCTTTAACGAGAGCCTACTGCTCTTCTCAGACCTTACACAGTTCAAGGTTACTGCTGACCCTGTACTCACACCAGAGACTATTAACGTAGCTAACACCACAGAGTTTGAGGCTAGCCTAAGGGCCAAGCCAGCACAGTCAGGTAAGTATGTATACTTCGCGTCTAAGCGTGGTGCATGGTCTGGTATGTGGGAGTACTTTGTAGACTCTGACACAGATACTAACGATGCTACAGAGATTACAGCACACGTACCTGAGTATCTAAACGGTGAGATAAAGAACATTCAAGCATCCTCTAATGAGGACATGATACTTGTACAATCTGACAATGACCCTACAGCACTATATGTGTATAGATACTACTGGCAGGGTAGAGAGAAGCTACAGGCTTCTTGGTCACGTTGGGTGTTTGGTGGGGATGTCATAGGTTATTCGTTTAACTTGGCAGATATTACAATACTGCTTAAAAGGGGCAACGACCTGTTCCTAGAGCGTATCAACCTTTCAGTGGACGATGCTACCACCTATACTACTGGTGGCTTCTCAGTACACCTAGATAGGCGAGTAATCCTACAATCAGGTGGAACTACTACCCTACCCTACACTGATGCTACTGCTATCTATGTAGACCAGACTGGTAAGATTATACCTCTGTCTGATGTAGCAGGTAAGCTGTCTAATAGTGAGGTAGTGTTTGCTGGTGTACCGTTTACATTTAAGTACGAGTTCTCAGAACCAGTAGTTAAAGCAGAAAACAAACCTATTACAACAGGACACCTACAACTAAGAAACTATGCAGTCGTATATGACAAGTCAGGTTTCTTTGAGGTAGATGTGACACCGCTTAGAAGGACACCCTACACACGACAGTTCACAGGACGTATCGTAGGTGGTGCTACTAACATATTAAATCAGGCCGCTATTGACTCTGGCACGTACCGCTTTGGTGTGCTAGGTAAGTCTACTAGTACAACCGTAACTCTAAAGAGTAGTAGCCACCTACCCTGCACATTTCAATCAGCAGAGTGGGAAGGTTTCTACGTACTACGTTCAAGGAGAATGTAATGAAAGGTCATGTGAGGCAGAGTACTCAGGCAGATGTAGATTATCTGATAGATAACTTAAGACCAGAGGATGCACAGGAAGTGTTAGCTTCGCATGGCAGTACTAGAGAAGCGTTACAGTTAGGCTTAGATGAGTCCACAGAGTGTTGGACTATTGTTGTAACAGATACAGAAGAGATAGCAGGTATCTATGGTGTATGTGAACAGGACGAACTGACAGCAGTTCCTTGGTTACTCACCACACCTGCTATCCGTAAGGTATGGCTACCCTTCCTGCGTGGTTCACGTAAATGGGTAGATGAGATGAGTAGTAAATACCCACTTCTAACTAATGCTGTGGATGCAGAATACACACTAGCTATTAACTGGCTAAAGTTTGTAGGCTTCACATTTATAAAGAAACATGATACGTGGGGTGTAGGAGACAAACCCTTCTTAGAATTTGTGAGGATACGATAATGGCTATAGACCCTATGACAGCCCTTACCATTGCTAAAGGTGTTGCTGGTTTTATGCAGAGTAGTAGTGACGCTGCTGACCAACAAGCTTTATACAATGCAAACAGGCAACGTGCTATTCAGGCACGTGACTTAAAGATACAGAGTTTAAATGAAAGATTAATTCAAGAGAACGAAGCAATAGCCTCACAGAAGTTTCAACTAGCAATAGCGGCTTTAAAACAAAGAGAAAAGTTAGTAGTTGCTGCTGGTGAAGCTGGTGTATCAGGTAATTCTGTAGATGCTTTATATAATGACTTTGTTGCTCAAGAGGAACGAGGAAAGACAGTACTCTCTCAGAACGCAGAGGCTATGGAAAGACAAATGGCTTTACAACGTAGAGGTGCTGATGCTGAAGCTGAGAGTAGAATTAACTCTATTCGTCAAGGTCAACAGCCTAGTTTTATGTCTGCGGCTTTGAGTACTGCGGCAAGTGCTACAGCTAGTTATTACTCAGGATTAAGCGACACAGAGCAAGATGCTTTCAAAGCTAAGTTTAGTATATTTTAAAGATAGGAAAACACTATGGCGAAACAACGAGTACAAGTAGCAGGTTTACAAACACCTACTACAGTAACACCTGTAGCTACCACAGTAGACACCTATGTTAGACCCCCTTCTTTACCTGAGGGTGGTTCACCTCTTCAGCAGTTTATTGCTAACATAACACCTGCTGTTGAAGAAGTGACTAGAATTGAAAAGGCAAAACGTGTAAAGCGTGAGATTGAAATTGAAAACGGTATTAAAAGACAGAAAGCAGCCGAAGCAAAGCTAGCCCGAAAGACAGCTTTAAGGCTTGCTGGTCAAGCAGCCTCTGAAGCTCTTGCAACTGACCCTGACTTGTACTACGGAGATGATGGTGAAACGGCTCTTACTGAAGTTAGAGCTGCTGCAATGGCTCCTATTCTTGACGAGATTACGGACGAAGAGGTTAGAAACGCAGTAGAGCAGGACATTAAAGTAGGAAACATAGGTTGGTATGAAACTAACTATGACCCTAAAAAGGGTGATTACGTTAGAGGTAAGACCTTAGGTAATGTATTTACTGAAGTTACTGCTATTGAAGATGACGCTAATCTTTCATTTGAAGAGAAGAAAGTAGAAATACAAACCTTGCTTCAAGAGACTGTAGATAGTTACCCGAACATAGGATGGGCTAACGTCAACAACGCAGCAGTAACCGTTATTAAATCCCGTGTAGACGATAACGGAACAGGCGCACTCTTTGCAGTGTTAGATGACGCAAATCAATTCTCTACTGCAAACTTCTACGATGCTGGTTTAAGTATTAAAGCAAGTAAAGAAAAGTATGAGAAGGAAGCTACGGAAGAAATAGTAAGTGACGCTATTACTGAGATGATAGCTATTGAGAACAAAACTAATATAAGTTCTGAAGCTAAACAAGCTATGATAGAACAGGTTATTACACAGACATTAGCAAATAATCCATTCGTAGAGCGAAGCGCACTAACAACAGGAATGGCAATCATAACTACAGACCGTATGTTTGAAAACGAAACTACGCCTATGTATGAAATATTGTCTAAGGATGAAGAAGCTACTACTAATCCTGATAACGCTCCTTCTTTTGATAGTATAAATAAGACAATAGCTTCAACTAGAAAGAGTAGGAAAGTAAAAGAGGCCAAAGCTTTAGCAGATGCTGAAGCACTACGTTTAGAACAAGCAGATGCACAGATGAGTAAGACACACTTAACTACGGCTGTGTTAAGCTTTATGGCTGATGGACCTTCTAGGTTATTATACGGTGCTGATACTGAGATAACACTTCCAAGTGGTAAAAAGTATACTATTACAAAAGAAGAAGCTCAAGATGAATATGAAAGACAAAGTGCTACTAGACTCCAAGAAAAGATAGATTCTGCTACTGCTGAGTCAGCTATGACTGGTGCTGATATAAATACAGATGCGATAGCACAACGTCATTTAGCAGAGGACTTTAAAAAGTTTTATACTAAGACAGGTACTTTACCTAACTTCCTATCAGACCCTTTAACTACAAATACTAATGTTCTTGTATCCCAACCTATTTCAGATGTAAATGATGAAGAAACACTAGCACGTGCTGAAGGGGTTCTTACAGCTTATCGTTCTACTATAGCTTTAGGTGGTAGTCTAAACTATGTTAATAATGACCAAGAAGTTAAGTATCGTTTAGAAGCTTTAGACTTTCTTACAACTAAAGCAGGTATGACTTTACCTACAGCTTTAGCAGTAGTTCAAGGCCCAAGAAAATCTGTGTCTATTGGCGCACTTGATGTAGAAGATTTAACTACGTCAGGTAGGTGGTTTTCATCTTCAGTGTTTAAAGATGTAACTAACATGGGACATGTTTCAGATTACGTTAGACAGGGTACTCAATACTATATGTCTATGAAGGGTATGACCAAAGACCTAGCATTAAAGGCTATGGGTGAGCGAGTTCAAGAAGACTTTATAGTTGTTGAAGATAAAGCAGGTAACAAGAGAGCTATTCAGAAATTATCTGGTGAGCTTTCTGTAGGTGTACCTAAGTTACAAACTTTCTTAGACACTATATCTGAAGTGGATACTCTTACTGATATAGCTGAAAGTGCTTTTGGAGAAGGTTCTGTATTTACTGTAAGTAACGATTATGACAATCCTAATGTCATTCAACTAGTAGTTACTAATGATACTGGTACACAGGCACTATCTCTAGCTTCGATACCTATGGCAGATATAGACAGTTTAAATATGGAATTAGTTATATCTAACATTCTTAGAGACTTGGGAGAGCAGCTACCTTCTGACTTAGGTAATCAGATTGGTTCAGTATCTGATGCTATCTTAGACTCAGGGCTTACAGAAGAGCAATTTAGACGTAAATATCCTTTCTCAGGTAAAGGTCAAAAGCCTATTGAAGAAACATGGATAGGTGAAACAGCCCAACTAGTAGATGAACTAGGTTTCAAGGGTACCATAACACTAGACAATAGACCAGAGTACATGAAGTAACTAAAGCAACGAGGTAAATCATGGCTGAAGAGCTAGGACAAGAAACAGAAAACCTGTTAGGTTTAGGTGGGGAATTGCCTCTACCTTTTACTACTGTGATTCCACAAGTAGACCTAAACAGAGCTATGCAAGAGAACAAAGAACAAGTAGAAAAACTTGACTTTGGTACCTTATATGGAATGGCTTCTGACCAAGAATGGTTAGTACCTACTCTCAGTAACAACGCCTTTCGTTTAACTGCTCCTGCTGATGAGCCTTTATCTAAAGAAGCTTTAACAGAAGAAGTAGCTACTGAATTAGTAGCAGGTTTAGAAGACCCTAGAGCTATCGAAGATGTTCTTAAGATGGCTAGGTCTTCTGGCCCTACTATGGCAAAGAGGCTGGCAGAGAACTACAGAAAAATTCAGCTTAACAATGAGACATTTGCTCAACAAGGTCTTACAGGTATCACCGCTAATGTGTTAGCACAGATGACAGACCCTGCGGAGATTGCTGGAATAACAGCCGTTACAGCAGGTGTGACAGCGGCTACTGGTGGTTTAGGTACTATACCTACCGCCGCCGCTGGTGCTACTATACAGGCCGCTAGAGGCTTAAAGAAAGGTCTTTCAGTTGCAAGAGCAATAAAGGTAGGTGCTTCAGCAGGTGTATTAGAAGCTGCTGCTGTGGAATCTATCAGAGCCAAATTACGCTACGATGTAGACGGTGGTGATGTTATGCTGGCTGCTCTTATGGGTGGTACGCTAGGTGGTGGTATTAACGCCGCTACTACTATGTACCTAAAAAGGTCACAGGTAAAACAACTAGCCAGACGTAACGCTATGGGAGATGAACTTACCCCTGACGAACTACAGTTTCTTAATGACAATGACGGTGATACACTAACAGAACGTATGATTGAAGAAGCTGAAGCACGTGATGACTTTGAAGAACCTGAATCAAGGGGAGACTTTGACACTGAAGCTGAACAAACTGTGGAGCAACGTGGGATACTAAAAGAACTACGTGCGAAGAACTCCTCATTTGTAAGAGCAAAGAAATCTGAAAACAAGTTTACTAGACTTGCCGCAGATATTCAAGGTCTTAATAGTACTGGTAACGTAGATGGTTCTGCTGTGCGCTACTCAGCTTCAGAACGTAAGATGAACCTTGAGAACGCTTATCGCACAGCCTTTGATAGAGTAATGTTTCATTCACGTACTCAATGGCGTAACGAAACTAAAGGTACTGTACAAGACTTTAACGTGTTAGTATCAAGAGCAGTCAGAGGTATTGATGAAGCTCCTAACGAACACGTTAAGGAAGTGGCAGACTTTGTAGAACGCTCACATAACAAACTCGCTAAAGAAGCTGTAGATGCTAATGTAGCTGGCTTTACTTCTGATACGTTTAAAGACATGCCTAACTACTTACCTCGTTTATTTAACTATGATAAGATAGATGAATTGAGAACTAAATTAGGTAGGACTGATAATACTGTCTTTGAAGAGTTAATAGAAAAAGCTATTAGACAGGGACAACCTCAATTAGAAGCTAATGTTCGTAAGATGTTAGCAGGTAAGTTAAAAGGTAAGGTCACTAAAAAGAAAGTAGATGAATACATCAAGCGTATTTCCAAAGGATACACTAAGAGTATCTTAAGAAATGACTTACCTAAGGGACATGCTGGTAGAGGTGTAGAGTTTAATATTGAAGACTTACAGAAAATTCTTAATGATGAAGGATTTGATAAGGAAGATATAGATAATGTAATTGATACACTAACAAGAACTACAACTGTTAAAGCTCACAAGAGAGCAAGACCTCGCGTAGTTTTAGATGAATCAGCTTTTGTAGAAGTTGAGATTGATGGTGAATTACAGAGACTACGCTTTACAGATTTACTAGAAGAAGATATTGAGAACCTTAATAGTGCTTACATATTCCAAATGTCAGGTGCTATTGGACTAGCTAAGAATGGTGTTAATACTAATGATGCTGGTACCTCAATGGAAACACTGCTTACAAAGATGGATGATGAGTACGATAGACTAGGGACAGATAAAGCTACAAGAGAAAAAGAAAAGTTAGCTGTCCAGTTTATGTATGATGGTATCACAGGTAGGTTAGGATTTAATGAGGGTATTCCTACTGGAACTCGTACTGTTCTAAGACAGATTCGTGAGTATAGCTTTGCAACTTATATGGGTATGTCTGGAATGTCAGCTTTAATGGAAATAAGTAACGCTACTTTAGAATACTCTATTCCTGTTCTTTTGAAAAATGTTCCTAGACTAGGGGCATTGGCTCGTAAAGCGCGTAATGGACAGCTAGAAGATTCTCTAATGAGAGAGTTGGAAGTTATCAGCGGACTAGGCGGAGATGTTATTTCTGGAAAGACTACTCGTTCTACTCGTTACGAGGGTATTATTGCTGATAGTCCTTATAAGGGTGATTATAATAAGTGGGATGAAAGTCTTGGACAATTAAGAGAAAAGACTGCATTGCTCTCTGGTCTTAGTACTGTCACAGCAGGTCTACGTAGATTATCTATGCTAAACTATGCTACAACTTGGGCTAGGTCTATGAGAAAGGGTAAGTTACCCTTCTCTGAAATAAAGATGCAACAGTTAGGCATCTCTACTAAGAGTGTAGATGGTAAACCTTCTATGGCTAAACGTATTCAGGAACAGATAGCATCTAAATCTACCTTCAGAAACAAAGACACACTAGTAAGTCTTAATGTAGCTGAATGGACAGATAAAGAAGCTGCTGAATTGTTTCAGTTGTCAGTATCAAGAGAAGCTACTCAGAATATTCAGGAAGTAAATATAGGCTCTGTATCTCCGTTTATGCGGTCAGAGGTAGGTAAGACTTTCTTTCAGTTTATGAGCTTTACTCTGGCATCTGTAGAACAACAGACAATGCGTTTAGGTGTTAGAGCTTTAAATGGAGATGCTGCTACAGTGTCTAAAGTTATGTTAGGGTCTGCTCTAATGGGATACTATATGTATATGGCTAGAACTAACCTCAATGCTGCTGGAAGAAGTGACAGTCAGGAATATCTTGATGAAAGATTTACTGCCTTAAATATTACTAAAGGTATCTTCCAACAAATGGGACCAGCTTCTATCTTTCAATACATTATGGAACTAACAACAGGAGCAATGGCAGGTAATACTAAAGCTATTACTCCACCTGCTCTTTCTCTTCTTATGAATGGTTCTAAGACAGTAGCTAATTTGTTTGAGGGAGAACTGACAGAAAGAGAATGGAGACAGTTAAGTAGATTAGCTCCTCTGTCTTCTTTATATGGAGTAAGACAAATACTTAATGCTCTAGCTGCGGAAGCAGGTAGATAAACAAGTAGCCTAAAGTTACAACATTGACGAAATTAGAAGGATAAGCAATGGCTTTTTCATATCATAACTATCCGGGGGATAACAGTACTACTACGTTCAACATCCCCTTTACATACACTGACACTAGCGAACTTAGTGTAACGGTAGACGGTGTGGCTGAAACTGGCCTTACTTTTCCTTCTACCTCTACAGTAACTCTGACCTCTGCACCTGCGTCTGGTACGCTAGTACAAGTCAGACGTACTACTAGTCTTACAGCACGTGCAGTAGACTTTGCCTCAGGTTCAGTATTAACCGAAGAAGACTTGGATGACTCTAACATTCAGGTCTTCCATGCGGCTCAAGAGGCTGTAGACACAGCAGGTGATGCTATCACCCTTGATGCTACTGACAGGTGGGATGCAGGTGGTAAGGTTATTAAGAACGTAGGTTCTCCTGTAGCTAACACTGACGCTGTGAACAAGCAGTTCATCTCTACTAACCTACCCAACATCACTACAGTAGCAGGTATTAGCACAGAAGTAACAACAGTAGCAGGTATTGCTAGTGATGTCACAGCCGTAGTAGCTGACCAAGCAGACATTGGTACAGTGGCTACCAGCATTACTAATGTTGACCTAGTAGGTACTAACATTACAAGTGTAAACACTAACGCTACTAATATCACAGATATTCAGAACGCATCAGCTAATGCTACAACAGCTACAACACAGGCTGGTTTGGCCTCTGGTTTTGCTGATGAGGCTGAAGCATGGGCGCAGAAGATAGACGGTGAAGCTGTAACTAATGAAGGTTACTCATCTAAAGCATGGGCTACAGGTGGTCAAGGTGTTACCGATACTGCTGGTTCTGGTGCTGCTCAAGAGTGGGCAACCAAGGCATCTAACTCTACAGTAGATGGAACTGAACTATCCAGTAAGGCTTATGCTGTAGGTAATATGAACAGAGGTTCTGCTGGCGCACACTCAGCTAAAGATTGGTCAAGCTATTATGTAGACGGAACAGAAACCGTTGATGGTACACACAAGTCGGCTAGAGCCTACGCTATTGAAGCGGCTAATTCTGTAGCTACATTTGATGAGAAATACTACGGCGTTTATTCTAGCGATGCCGCCGCAGAAAATGCACATGAAGCAAACGGACATACTGTGGCTGTGGGTGATTTGTATTTTAATTCAACAACTAATTCATTGAAGTATTGTACAGCTTTACAAGTATCTCCTGCAACAGAGGGAACATGGCTAGTTGTACAGGCAACAGATACAAGTTCTTTTGCTTCAACATCATTTTCATTGGCTATGGCAATCGCCTTATAGGAGTAATTAATGGCTGATACTAAATTTACACGATACGCTCTAAGAAGCGTAGGTACAACTGCCGCAGATGTTCCTGATGGCGCAGATTTTAATACTACTGATACACTAGTAGGTATTCATTTAACAAACATTACAAGTAATGCAATCACTGTAGATGTATTTCTAACAACATACAACGATGATGCTGACGATGACCCATCAGATAACGATAAGTACTACCTTATAAAAGGTGCGCCTATTGCATCAGGTGGTGCATTACAGGTTCTTGATGGTGGAGCTAAGATGGTTGTAGAAGATGGGGACCGTTTATGGGTCAAGTCAGATACAGCAAGCTCATTAGATGCTTGGGTGTCTGTCGTTGACGATATTAGTGACGCACTTGTATAAAGGAGTAGACAATGGGATATGTAGGTAATCAAACTACAACTGCGTTTACTTCAATGGATAAGCAGGACATCACAGGAAACGGTGGTCCAAACTACACACTGTCTCATGCTGTAGCCAATGCTAATGA